CATCATCTTGGTCAAGCCAGGTCACGCCGAGACGATCACTTCCGCGACGGCGCTTCTATTCAATATCGCGGGCGTGGCAATCATTGGCCTCGGCATAGGCAGCAATCGCCCGACATTCACGTTTACGACCGCGAACACGACCAAAATCCCGGTGTCTGCGGCGAATATCTCCATTCAGAATTGCATATTCGTTGGCAACTTCCTGTCGATCGCGACGTGCTTCCTTCTGACCGTGGCGCCAGATTTCACCGTCGATCGGTGCGCATTCCGCGATACCAGCGCCATTCTCGGCTTTTTGTCGATCGTCACGACGACGGTTTCCGTCGACGCGAACGGCCTGACCTTCACCAATAACGAAGTTCAGTCGGACGCCACCACGACGCCTGGACCGACGATCGTCATTGCGGGCACGATGGATCGCCTGACGGTAAGTGACAACTTCGTGACCCATTCGACCATATCGAACAACGTCGCGGCGCTGATCGCGCATGGCGCATTGGTGGTGACGCATCTGCTTTGCGAGCGCAATCGCATCTACTCGGTTAACACCGATACCGCAACTGGCGGCATCCTGTTGACCACTTCGGCAACCACAGGCTCCGGCATTATCGCGAGCAATCGCATTCGGGCGCTCGACCCTGATGCCGCAATCATGGTGACGGCGGCAGCCGTACAGTATGGCCACTTCGACAACCTCTACACTGGTGAGACTAACACTTCTGGCACGGTCCTGCCGGTCATCTACAACAACGCTTAATTTAGGATAAGAAAATGTGTGGTTGCCAAAATATCAAGCTTAAATACGTCGGAGAAGACTTGATGTATTGGGCTCCCGATCAGGTTTATCAAGCGTTCGGCCTTGTCGGTACCGGCCAGCCGATATTGTTTTCTGACATAGACAACAAGTTTCACAACATAAACATATACGCTGACTGGGAACTAGTTTCGGTCGCCATTCCCGGTGACGATATCCAGCTCTACCCATAAGGGGCTAACCCATGGCCGATACAGTCGACGTCAAAACGCTCTTCGGCGGGAAGCGCTACAAGATGTTCCATCTGACCAATCAGTCAGATGGGACAGGCGAAGCCGCCGTTACCAAGGTGGATATTTCCACGCTCACCGATCCTGTCGGCGCTGTGTGCACCTATACCGCTATCGATCGCATCGAATACTCCGTGTTCGGAATGAACTACGTCACGTTGGCGTGGGACCACACCACGGATGATGAGATCGCGGTGCTCAGCGGCCAGGGCGTGATGGATTGGTCGCAGCTCGGCGGCAATGTCGATCCGCGCACGGCGGGCGGGACGGGTGATATATTGCTGACGACCAATGGCGCGGCGGCGGGCGCTGGATATGATATTACTTTGTATGTGAAGCCCAAAGCATGAGCAGCCGTTGGGATGATCCTCGGTTTGGTAATCATAGGTTCGACCCGCCTAAGTCTAGATGGGGGATAGGGATGTGCTTTGGGCAGGGGGGCGTGACTGCCAGCTCTCCATATGTGCCGCTTATCATTCAGACCGGCGAATCAAATTCCGGGGGAACAGTCCCCAATGCAAGCGCCACTGCGCCAGAACTTGCGCCACGCTCTGAAGTGAAAATAATCAATAATACTGGATTGGTCTTTGAGACGCTTGATGTTGGCACAAACAATCTAATAGATCACTTCAATTTAACCAATAACACAACCCATTCGTGGGAGCTGCAACTTGCGAATCAAGTTGCAGCGGGTAGCTGGGGCGCAGCACCTGTCTACCTGATTAAGACAGGTCAGGGGGGAAGCAAGGTAGCCGAATGGGCCACATCGGCCGGCGCCTATCAGGTCAAAGTTGCAGACCGCCACACCCCCGCCTTAGCAGAATTGACCGGTCTAGGAAAAACACCTACACCGGTTATCTGGATGTCCATTGGCATAAATGATTCCCTTGCCGGGACTTCTCAAAATCAGTTCCGAATTGATCTTCAAAGGTACATCTCGGCTATTCGTCGAACGGTTGGTGTAGTCCCGGTCATAATGACACACTTAACACCGGCACATGTAGCATACGATGCATATATAGACCAAGTCGCAGCGGATATGGTTTGGTGCTATGCCTTCGATACCGCAACCGCTAACGCAAATCTACTTGACGCCCAGCATTGGGGATACACCGGACAAAAGGCAAACGCCGACGCCTTTATGGGCATCTCATTGGACAGTGCCAATATCGGACTTGGGGCGACATATCTTGCAAACAAAGCTCTGTACGATGGTAGCGTTGCTAGAGCAGGAACGGTTTGGGATATCAACGGCAAGGGGTCGAATGTAGACTTGTTGGGGCAGCGCCAATATTCAGACTCGCGAACGTCAGGTTTTAACGCTGTGCGCGGCTCAACAGGCAAATCTTCAGGGAAGCATTATTGCGAAATTAAAATAAAGGGCGTTCCGCCATCGAATGGATTTTTTGCAGGCGTGATGGATGCTACTACAGCGGCAGGCGCGGGCCTAAACACGTTTAACCCGACCAATAGCGCAATGACCCGCGACGATGGCTTTGCATCCCCCGTTGGCTTTACTACGGTGGGAAGCGGCGGCTTTGGCACCCTTGCAGCCGGTGATGTTATCGGAATTGCCGTCGACGCAAGCTTAAAAATGCTATGGTTGGCAAAAAATAACGTATGGCGAGCCTCCGGTGATCCCGTGGGAGGCTTGTTGCCATACTTCACATGGGTTCCTGCGCGCACTGTTTTCCCCTGCATCGCGATGCAGAATACGTGCTTAGCCGAACTCGTTCCTTCGAGTTTTACGTATTCTCCGCCGTCCGGCTTTTCTTCGTGGGACTAAATGGCCTACCCTCCTTGCCATGCAAGAAGCTAGCAGGCGATGCCTAGTACGCTAGGGGTATAAGCATAAATGCCACTAAGAAACACGATTAAACCAGGCGATTGGTTAGCCAATTGCATGCAGTGCGGCTTCACGTTCTACGGGAGTGAGTTGCGCCGGCAATGGGATAATTTGCTCGTTTGCTCCGGCTGCTTTGACCCGCGCCATCCGCAATTGGATGTTCGTGGCCGTCGTGACGACATGACCGTTCCATTCGCCAATCCGCCGGGCACGCCGTACTTCCTTGGTGTCAATGAGGTGAACTACACGCTCAGCGTCGAGGTATTGTCACCCGACGGATCGCCGGTCCTGTCGCCCGATGGCTCAACCGTTTTAGCGAGTAGTTAATGGCCCTATCCGGCTCTCAAAATTTCAGTCTCAACGCGCGCGAGGTCATCACCGCGACCTTGCGCAAAATGGGCGTCCTCGGCGTGGCCCAGACGCTCGATGCGGATGAGGCCGAAGACTGCCGCATCGAGCTGAACACCATGCTCAAGGGCTGGCAGCGGCATGGGCCGCACCTGTGGAAGACGAGCGAGGGCACTATCCCGCTGCTCGCGTCCACCGCCTTGTACAGTCTGTTTGCCACGCTCAACCCCTTGCGCATCATGTCGATGCGCTATCGCGATGCAAACTCACGCGACATGCCCGTGCGGCTGTTCACGCGCGAGGAATATTTTGACATGCCGCTCAAGACGTCGACCGGCATTCCGACTCAGTATTATTTCGATCCGCAACGCGGCGCGCCGATCGTCTATGTGTGGCCGCTGCTGGTGAGCGTGACGACTGAGGTGCTGACGTGCACATATCAAAAGCGCATGGATGACGTCGACGATTTGAGCAACGACGTCGACATCGACGACGCCTATTACGACACGCTTATCCACGCTTTTGCCAAGCGACTGCTGCCTGATTTTGGCGTCGAGGGTGAGACGGCAGCGCGGATCGAGAAGACGGCGGATGCCTTGCTAGCGAGCGCGGCCGGCTTCGACCGCGAGGACGTGGTGCGCTTCGTGCCCGAATATGGATATCGCTGATGCCGCCGCTCCCGCTCGTTCTCCCCGCCGCTAGCAACCTCGGACGCGATGGCCAGGTGGCGGCCAGCCGGCTGATCAACGGCTATCCCGAATTCGGCGGCGAAGATGCCAAGTCGCCTTACGCGCTCTATGGCGCGCCGGGCCTGACGCGTTGGGATACTGGCGCGTTCACCGGCATTGAGCGCGGCATGATCGAGCTATCGGCAAACGAGCTGATCGCGGTGCTGGGCAACCAGCTTGTATCATTCGACCAGGCCGGCGCGGGCACGGTGCTCGCGGCGCTTGTCGGATCGGGGCGCGTCTTCATGGCGCTTAATCAGGCCGATCCGCCAGAGATCGGTATCGTCACCTCGGCAGGGCAATATTACACGCTGATTGCCGGTGTCCTGGCGCTCAACGCCGATCCTGATTTGCCGGCGCCGAACAGCATTGACTTTCTGAAAGGAAAGATGCTGTTCGGCGTGACGAAGCCGGCGCGGGTTTACGCGTCGGACACCGACGATGCGACATCGATCAACGCGCTGGCCTTTGGCGATATCAATTCCAGCTCTGACGATCTCGTGCGTGTTTTCGTCAATGCCGGTTTTTTCTACGCCTTCGGCACCAAGAACTTGGAAATTTGGCAAGCTGACCCGTCGCTTGCCGGGCAGCCCTTTCCGTTCAGCCCCGTGCAGCAAGATATCGACTACGGGCTGACCGGAGCACACACGGTGGCAAAGTTTAATAAGGCGTTGATCTGGGTTGATCAGGATTTCATTGTGCGGCACGGCCGCGACGGCGGTGCCGAGCGCGTGTCCAATCACGCGGTGGAGCGCTCGATCGGCAGGCTTACCAATGCTGAGCGCGCGGATATGGTCGGCTCGACGCATTCATTCCAGGGCCACGAAACTTACACGCTGAAGGGCGCGGGATTCACCTGGTGTTTGGACTTGCCGTTCGCCAAGAAAGCCGGTTTCGAGCGTGCTTGGTACGAGCGTAAGTCCTACGGCCTGGCGATGCCGCGCTGGCGGGTCAATTCCTCGGTCTTGTTCGCGGGCAAATACATCCTTGGCGATGAGGCTGACGGGCAGCTTTATTATCTCAATCCTGACGATTATACTGAGGACGGCGCCGACCATGTGCTTGAGGCGTGGTGTCCGCATTCGCATCGTTTCCCTGAGCGGCTGATTGCGGATGCGATCGAGGTCGATATCGTGTCCGGCGTCGGGCTTGGCGCCGGTGCGGCGAGCGACACCGACCCCGAGATCATGATCGATTTCTCGGAGAATGGTGGCAAGACCTTCAAGGGCGAGCGGCGGGCCAAGATCGGCGCCCAAGGCAATTTTCACCAGACGGTGCGGCTGAACAAATGGGGTCAGTGCACGCTCAAGGGCCGGACATGGCGGATTCGCGCGTCGGCGCATGTGTTGAAAACCGTCAACAGCGCGGCGCTTTGGGCTAGGGCGACAGGCTGATGGCCAGTATCACGCATCCCGCCGATAAAAAGCCCTTGGAGGCGGACGGGCGCTTCAAATTGGAGTGGGCCGCATTCTTTGTGAACCTGCTCGCTGCGGTGAACGCGGTGTCACAGAACGCCCTTGTGGCACCGAAGAGCGTCACCGTCGCAACGCTTCCCGATGTCGCGGACAACGTTGGCCGCATGGTCTACGTTTCGGACGCCGCCGGTGGCGGCATTCCCGCCTTTTCAGACGGCACCACTTGGTTGCGCGTCGACACTCGCGCAATCATTAGCTGAGGACACATGGCAACCAGAACGCTCACCGATACCGCGACGATCACGTGGGACGAAGCCACGGCCAATCAGGTTAAGGGCAATGTGCCGAACGATGCGATCACCAACGCCAAACTGGCCAATGTGCCTACGGCGACAATCAAGGGGCGCTCGACGGTAGGGACGGGT